CGGTGGGCATAAGCGTATCCTATCGAACTTTAGGGGGACGGCCACGGCGCTTCGGCTGGGCGGTCGGATTTGGAGAATCCAGCACCTCGGCCATTGCTTCTTCCATCGCCTGTTGCACGGGCGCCACGCTGTTGTACTGGCCCATGTCGCGCACCATGTTCCGCACTTCGTCTGCCGGGTATTCCCGCATCGACTTTTCCAGATACGCTGGCGCTTCGTCCGGAGAACACTGCATCGGCAGATAGCCGAGAATGTCGATACTGCGATTGGGGTCAACCTCGTTCGACTGGATCATCGACCAGCGCCGGTCGTTCTCAGCCCAGCGCAAGCAGATCGCCCAGTGGGCGTCCACGGCATCCACATACCGTAGCTCAAGGCGGGGATGAACACTCCGGAGCCGCCGCTGAATCTCGGACGACGGCTCCGGATGTCCCCGATGGTTTAGCACCACCGCATCCGTCATTAGTTCTGAACCAGCAGCTCGACGTTGACCATCAGATCGACCGCCGCCGTCGTCACCGTGTTGGTCGTGGTCACGACAAAGCGCACAGTGTCACCCGTGTCGAGCGTCTTCTGCGCGTCGGTGAGCGTGGGGAGCAGCGTCACCGCCGTCCCCTCATGCGCGGTCAGCGCCTCAAGGTCGATGTTGTCCGTCAGCGCCACCGCTGCATCAGCGGATGCATCGTACTTCTGCAACACGCCAAGGATGGTGCCGCTGGTCGAAGCCGGGACCGTGCCAGCCGATACCACGGCGCGGTTGATGATCGACTTCGCCGGATGGCCACCAAAGTTGTACGTCGTGGTCGTGCTGTTGCCAATCGCCGCCGAACAGCGACCCACGAGCAGGTTCGGCATGACGCCAAACCGACCGGCCAGTGGGCTGAAATAATTGCCCATAAGAAACTCCTCAGGAAAGGGGTGACGGTGAGGGGCCGAAGCCCCCCACCGCTACAAGGATCAGACGACGTGCGAGAAGCGAGCCGTATCGGTGTACCCAACGATGCTGCCGTGCGCGTTACGCGCCAAGCAAGCAAGGTTGCCGTACCACGCATAGGTCGTCTCGAACGCATCGCGGCCCTGAATCCAACGCCACGGACCCGCGCCCTCGAACTCGACGAAGCCCCAATCCTTCGCATCCACCCACGCCAGCGACGGGATGTGGAGGAGATAGATGGTGCCAGCCGGGACGTAGTAGTCCGTGACCATCGGGATACCGCACACCTGCAAGGCCTTGTAGCCGCCCTTGATCGTGGTGTCGAACCCGTTGGCGTCGAAACGACGCTGCGCCACGAAGGACTGCATGAGCTTCTGGCCGAGGCCCGGAGTCGTCATGAGCAGGAACTCCTTCGGACGGAGCTGGGCGTCCTTGCCGGACACACCCGCGATCTTCTGGATCAGGACCCAGAGGTCGTCCTCGGTCGGCTGGTTGGCATCGGGCGTATCCGTACCCGCCGTCATCCGCACCGCGTTCCAGATCGGGTAGCTGCTGGCCGACACGTTGTGCAGCGAGGCGTAGCTGCCACCACGGTTGGTGATGTTGATCAGACCGTTCATGGCGCTGTTGAACGACGTATCGCTCGCGGTCGCCTTCACGATCTTGTCCGTCGCGGCCATGCCGCTGATCGCGGTGCCGAGGGTCAGCGTGGCGTTGTCGCCGCTGTTGCTGATCGCCGTGATCTGGGCGCGGCCAAGGACCGCATCCGACGACGACGTATCCAGCACGGCGATGTAGTCACCGACCGAGAGGAGCAGACCACCCTGACCCGCGCCGCTGACGCCGTAGGGCGACGAGACGATGATGGAGGTGGTGGACGAGGCGGTGCCGATCAGCGCCACGACGCCGTCCGCCTTGTTGTGCAGGGCCTGCTGCATGAGCAGGGTCGAGGCTTCCTTGATTTCTTCCATCGTCTTGGTGGCGATGGTCGTGAAAGCCGCGTCCTTGCTCTGGGTGCCGACAAACGCGAGGCCGTCGATCTGGCGCGTGGTGTACGCCCGGACGACGCCCACGTTGCCCTGCACTTCAGAGGCCGTGGTGTCAGGCGGGAAGTACCCGCTCTGCGAGAACGTGGAGCCGGACGGACGCCCGACCACTACGTCGAAAAACACATTGTTGCCGCCCCAACGCATATTGCGGGGGCCGCCTGCCTTGGCCTTCTGGAGCTGGGCGAGCAGGGGGGTGACAAGGTTCTGCACCTTCTCACGGTACTGGGAATAGACGTTCTTCAGAAGCCCCGTCAGTTCCGCATCGGTAATCACGGTCGGTGAAGGCATAATCCTACTCCTTTAGTTATCGAATAGAGGAAAGCACCGACGAAAGGGCGCTTTCTACGGCATCGTCGATAGAGACAATAGGCCGCGCTTTGGCTGGACGATCCGAGGTCGCCCCCGGCTGGCCGACCGGCTTGAGCTTCTGGCCGACTGCACGCTTGGCTTTCTGCGCTTCGATCTGGGCACGTTCCAGTTCAGCCGACTTCTGTTCGGCTGGCTGATTCCGGCGCAGATGTGCGGCTTGCGCCCACAGAGCCAAGTCCTCGACGATGTACTGCCGGATGGCGTCATAGCGTGACGGCGGAACATAGGGTACCCCATTGGGGGCCACTTCCGCGTGCGCTTTCATCGCCAGTTCCAAGCGAGCTTCTAGTTCTTCCGCGTTCAGGGTTGGCAGTGCCTGCTGAATCATTTGCAGGGCTGGCATCACTTCCTGTGCGTAGAACTGCTCGCCACTTGCACTAATAGTTTGCATCTGCTGCTGAATTTTCAAGTCCGCCACGCGCTGCTCGGCGCGTTCCGCTCGCCGCTCCGGCGAGTTCTCGGACATGAACGCATCGCGCACCGACTCAAAAAAGTCATCATCGGTCAACAGGCGTTCGATCTGGGCCTCACGTTCGGCCAAGACCTGCTGGTACTGCCCGACCTGCTGTTCCGCTTCTTCTTGCAGTTTCTGTTCGCGTTCCTGATTGTACACGCCCCACTGCGCCAGCTTGACCACTTGATCCAAGCGATCCTGCCGCACCTTGCCGTTGGCCTTGTACTCCACGATCAGGGCCGGAACCTCTACTTCGCCGTGTTCGTCCTTGAGAATGAACTCGGTGGCCAGCCCTTCGGAAACGGTGGGGACGGCCACATAGCCGTCCGGCATATCCGGCGTCGGCGCTCCCGCATCACCACTCTCGGCAGTCTCCGAATCCGCTGACGCAACGGCAGCGTCAGCCACATCGGCTTCAGCCTCGGCATCCACAGACGCTTCGGCAGCACGCGATTCGGCTTCGGGAGTGGCATCCTGAACAGTGGACTGGGGTACGGGGAGCGCCGCAGAGACAGCTTCGTCAATCGCGGAGCTAACGTCCATCGGAACGGTCATAACAATCCTATTGCTGACGGGATAAGATGTCCGCTTGGCGTGCGGCAACTTCCGCTTCAGGGATGCCTGCTAATGTCTGTTGCATTAGCGGGGCGACCCCAATCGGGGGATTGTTCGCGGCCAAGGGCAACTGGCCCGTGGGGATGGGAGGCACGCTGGCAGCGGGAGGTCCGCTTTGTACGCCGGGGCCAGCCCCCGGAGCGGGAGGCACCATGCCGCCCTGCTTTTGCATCGCCTGATTCGCCAAGGCGGTCCACCGTTCTTGGGCTTGGGCGACAATCTCTGGACTCAGATCGTCCTGTAGCAGAATCTCCCGCTCCAGTACGTCTTGGTGAATGGACTCGTTATCCTGCCAGCGCATCTCGGGCGGCATCGTGCCCATGCGGAACGCATCGGCCACGCGCTTGGCTCGCGCTTCTTGATCTTCGTCGGGCGACTGAATATCTCGCGCCACGGCGAACATCTGCCGACGCCGGTATTCCTTGAGGTCGATCACGCCGGACTGGAGCCAGTTGTCGAGCAGGTACATCCGGAACGCCATTGGCATCGGCATCATCGACGCCTGCTCCACGCGCACATCCGACTGCCCATCAAAGTCCGACGCACTGACGGCTCGCGCCAGATCGGGGCGTCCCTTGCCCACGGCGCCCAGTGCGCGAGGCACGTCGTAGCCCCACGCCATCCCCGCCAGTGTGACCTTGGCCCAGTCGGTAAAGGCGTTGGCCATCGCGGCCACCACCGGACTGAACACGCGCTCTAGCTGTTCGCGGGTGGCAATGATAGCACGGCCCGACTCGCCGGTGGTCTGACCTCGGCTGACTTGGTTCCAGCCGCTGGCGTTCTCAAACGCCTGTCGCTCCAGCGCCAACGCTTCCTTCACATCGTTGCCGACGCTGAACCCGTTGACCGGCTGGATAGAGTCGCCCATGCTGCCAGCACCACGCACTTCGATCATGGAGGTCACGCCGCCCATGAACGTCTCGGTGGCAATCGCGTTGGGGCGCGTGAGGAACCGGCCTCCCGCATTGACGCGGATGTTTTCGATCCACTTAGACAGCAGCGCATTGACGCGCATCTGGTGGTCGATCCACTGCTCCATGATCGGGCGGGGGTAGTACGACGGGTCGCTGGACCCATCGCGTACCGGCACCACCGGGATCACCCCCCAGAGCAGCGGGGCTGGGCCAAACACGACTTCGTCTCCGACCACCACCATCTGAAGTCCTTCGGGAAGGACATCGGGATGGGGCGCCAGATAGACCGTGAAGCGTTCCGTCACTTCCTCGTCTCGGAGTCGCTGCCCCTCGCCAATCGTCGTCTGCGTCAACACCCACGCGCCCATGCCTTCGGAGCCGCTGTAGGTTGGCGTGTTGCCGGTCTGCAAGCTGGAGGCACTAGCATCAAGGCCGGTCAGCCCATAGCGGAACGCCGCCTCCTGCTTGGCGATCACCTCGCGGATCACGACCCAATGCGGCGCCTGCGTCGCGGTCGCGTTAGGCGACACGCGCACCTGCTCCACACGCAACGTCTGACAGCCGATGTCGCCCAATGGCTTGCGTTGTCCGGGCCGTTCGCCAAGGCGCTCATCCCACGGACCACGATCCGGGTCCCAGTGCATGTGCCAAAAGCTCAGGCCGTCCGTCTGCGCCCAGAATCCCGCCTCTCGGGCCACGCGGATCATATTTTGCTGTTCGTGCTGGTACTCCAGCGCCAACTGCTGGGCTTGGGCCTTGCGCTTATCTTCGGGGTCTTGCGTCGTCGGCGTGACGGCAAACCCCGGCTTCTGGTCCATCATGATCTGGAGACGCTGATCCAGCGCCTTGTCCATCATGTTGTACACCACACGCGCCGCATCCCGAGGACGCGACGGTTCGCGCCACGGTCCCAGCCCTTGGGCGCTGATCCACTGCTGTCCGGCGCGGAACAAGCGGTTGCGTTCGACGAGATGCAGGTGCATCTGCACTGCTTCGCGCCGTGAATCCCATAGGCTCCGACACCACGACGCCCATGCAGGCATATCGTCCTTGAGCGTCGGGTCCGCCAGTGGGATGTCATAGCCGTAGAGGGCGCGGACCAACGCCGCTTCGCGTTCCGACAGCGGTTCGCCCGTATCTTCCGGAGGATTGGGAGCGACTTGTTCGTTTGGCGAAAGCGGGTTGTTGGACAGTCCCTCCAAGGCCCGAGCGAGTTCGTCCTCTAGCACGGCGTCCGCGAACGGCGCGTTGTCCAGCGGTGGCATCGTCATGACTTAGTCTCTCCGTCCCAAGCCCATCGCGGCTCTGACCTTGTTCCAGTCTTTGTATTGCTCAAACTTCTCGCGGATTACGCGGACCAGCTCTTCCTGCGCCCACGCTTCGTTCTCCTGCATCGCCACCGCCACCAGATCGTCAGGAATCTCCGCCGCAGGGGGGACGACCGCCGTGTCCTGCCGCAGTGTTGCGTGCTGTGTCCGTGTGTCTGCGACCTGCTCCCACGCCGACGCGAGGCGATGGACCGCTGCCAGCAGCGATCCTCCCACAATCACCGCGACAAGCGGAGCGTCGGTCACAGCGCCGCGTAGCGAACCGTGACGACCGGCGAGCCGCTGGTGTAGGCGCTGCATCGCGCCCGAACGCCAGCGTATCCGCCCGTCGAAGCACTCCATGCCCCCACCGCCGTCGCGGTGGACGCGGCGGTGCCATTGTTGGACGGCGCCATGTTGAACGCGACCCAGTTCGTGCCGTCCACCGTCACCTCAAACGTGATGGTGGCGCTCAACGTCCCGGTGATCTGTACGGCGACGTTCCCGCTGGACGGCAATCCCAGCACGGTTGCGGCGTCGTTCTGCGCGGCCACCGTCACAACGGCGGACTTTAGGGTTCCACCCGGCATCAGTTACACTCCCATGCTCGTAGGCTTTTGTTTATGCGCGAATCCGGGTCGTTGGCCGTCTTGGCGCTCGTCAACTTCTGCTTCATGCCCTTCATCCGCTTGCAAAACGCAACGCGGCGCTTGGCACTCGTCTCAGACCGCGCCGCTTCGGCCTTCTTCACGGGCGGTTTGATGTCGCGTCCCTCGGCACGCAGCGAGGCGCGGCCCTTTTCGTTGAGGCCACCCTCGGGATTCTTCCCTTCAGCTCGCTGCCACGCGGGAGACTTCATCGAATGACCCCTTTCAACGGGTGCTGTTTGTAGATCGGACGTCCTGCCAGCAAATCTCTAACGATACCGCCAGCACCGGGGGTGTTGCCTTCGTATCGCCCCAGTTTTTCTCGGAATCCGGTTGTGTCACCTGCTGTTTGCGACAAAAATTCTGCGGCGTTGGTATAGGCTTGAGCAAAGGACTCGGATGGATCAGTAATAGCCCTATCAGGGTCCTTTGCACTGATTCCCCCAATAGCATAATAAGGGCTAAGTGCCTGAATTGCCTTTGCCTCAGACGGAGGCATCGGCTGAAACCCTTCTCCATAAGGAATCCCAAAGAAAGTCCTAGGCTGCAAAGACGTTT